AACAGCGTCCCCGTAGAAGATACTCGTAGCATAGCCACTAGCAATGCCATATTGACGAGTAACGCCTGAGAAAGGACTGCCGCTCAACAGCTTTACCGGAGCGAGCCCGTAAGGGCCGCTAACAGTAGGATAAGCCATGTTTAGCTCCCATGGTTAGGTTAAGTTCCATTTCCGAATGAGACCCGCGTCTTACGCTCGTTAAAAAGCGGCATACGTGGATCGTTTTCTCGCATGAGGTTGTTATCTACGGACTCCATCTGGGAACGGGCTTGTTGATTGTAATAATCAGACCGTTCGTCAACGAGTTCCTCTGGAGCCTTACAAAGCAAAAGACCACCAATCACGACGTTATCCTTGAAGCGGTCTTGCTCCACGGAAACCATAGTAATTTCGGGGTGGTCTGAAGCCTTTACGGGCTCCCAACCTTCACGGAGTTTTGAAGAAACGTTCGTGGCGTCAAGTTGACCTTGCGTAGATACACGCACCCAATGATACCGGTATCCGGGCTCGGGGTCCGGTGAGGGAAGTACCTCTGGACGTTGCCAAGCACGACGACGAGTATCTTTCTCGCGGGTAGTGTGTTCTCTGTTGGTACGATTATCAGCCATTACTTTTCCTCATCTCTAGTGCAACCTGTGCGGCGTAATCTTTAAGGGGGACTCCAAGCCGTTTGGCTAGGTTTACTTGTGTCTGCGTTAGGGTCACCTTTTTAGGTGCTGTGCTCCGCGTAGCGGGTGCAACCACATTGGCCGGACGTCTAGTAGCCCTCTTATTGTCGCTATGCCTAATATCTTCCGACACGTAGTCAAAATCATTAGGGAATACTTCTCGCATACGCGCATTCAATGCGTCGTAGTAGTCGTCGCTCTGGGGGTCTACCCCAGATTTAACGAGTTTGTTATGCAACCCCAGCGCAAAACTCGTCATCTCGTCATCTACACCGAACCACGTATTGGACTTAGCCCACTGCGCGGCCCGTTCATCTACTGGTGCCGGGGCGGTATTTTCAGTATTACTAGCAGTATCTACAGTGGTATATTCATCCTGTAAAGAAGGAATCCTAATAGCCTCTAAACGATCTGCTTTAATTTTAGCGTTAGTCAACGCTTCTTGAGCGTTCAGTACCGCTTCGGAATCCCCAGCCTCGTAAGCATCCTTATATGCCTTCTTTGCTTGTTCTAGCTCAGAAGCCACTGACTGCTTAGCTTGCCCAAGGAGAGCGGTCTGGTTCTTACCAACGGTACCTTTTAGATCACGGTTCTCCGCGAGTAACTGTTGAGTGTAGCGTTCTAGTTCTTGCTGCTCACGTAGCGCTAGTTCTTTTGCGCGCCGCTCATCGTGGTAGCCTTTACTGAAATGCTTGATGCGGTTCTTAACTTTTTCAGAGTAGTCCGCGAGTTCTTCATCAGTTACAGCTTCCGGCGGAGCAGACGCCTTACGGCCACGATCTGGTTTAGGCGTATCATCCACCACCTCAATATCAATATCTTCATCTTCTTGGGGTGTCGTAGTACGCTCCGGGGGATCATCGGCAACATCACTAGGCCCTTCCATAAATAAAGCACTGGACGGCTCCACCTCGATCTCTAGGCTGGTTTCTGTGTCTGGGTCAGGAAGAGAAAATTCAACTTTCTCAAACGGCATTATATCTCTCCTAAACAGTCATGATGCCACGGGGGTCGGGGATAACGGCTTCAATAGAGTCATCGTTCATTAGACGAAGCTCTTTGCCGTTAACCTTAAAACGAGTACCCGTGTTCATGCGGAACATAACGTAGTCTCCTGGCTTACACCAAGGACCTTCAGGAAAACGTTCTTTATCGCTATACGCATCGCTCCCCATGTCGATCACAATGCCCATTATCGACATAATGTATTCTTTGTGTTTTTCGGCTTCTGTCTTCAAAACAGAACTACCTACATAGTGGTCTTCTATTTCAGGGAGCGCGACCAACACTCGGTACCCGGCAGGTTTAGGAAGCTGCGCTTCCCACTCCTCATCAGTAATGTCTGGCTTAATAGTAGCTACATTAGTCATCGTTATCATCCATATGGCTGCGCAAGAGGTCTTCCATGTATGAGAGTGTGGCGTCGAGACCCCGAACTACACCACACAATTCCCTATACTCAGCGTAATCTTTAGGACCACCCTGAGATAGAAAATCTACTGCAGAGGAGCGTTGCTCCTCGACTTGATCTTTCAGCACGTCAAAGACGGTTTTTGCCATGTGTATTACTGACGTTTAATTGGTGTGGTAGCGGCCTTGAATATCTCAAGGTTGAGAGTATCGGAGGATATCTGTTCTTTTACGCCTGCTTGTTTGGCGTCTATAGCTACAGAAGCCGCCTCCAACTCCAGTTTTTTAGCCGCCAAGAGAGCATCAGTACGATCAGCCTTAGTTTTACGCTGTTGCTCAGCCATGCGTACCTGCAGGTCAGCCGCATCTTTTTGAGCTTTTCGTTGGACTTCAGATTGTTTAATTGCGGTCTCTTGTTGACGTAGCTGTAGGATAGGGTCTTGCGCCTGCTGCTGCGCCTGTCGTTGCGCGGCCTCTTGCTTATGACTCTCTGTGAGCTGTTTGCCTGCATCTGCGACCAGCTGGGCGAGATACACTTCAACGTCCTGCGGTAGAGTTTCACCTGGGGGTGGGAGGGGGGCACCGAGCTTCTCCTCAATCTGTTTGCGATAATTAAACCCTAAATGCTCAGCAAGATGTGCCTGTAGGGATGCCATAATTTGCTGCGCCTGCGGGTTTTGCCCAATAACCTGCGCAACCATGGGGTCCTGCATAAACGCCGTATGCGCAGCAATATGCGCATCGTGGTCTTGGTAGATGAAAGCGCGCATAGGCTTGCCAACAAGTGCGTCCATGTTCTCGCTAACAGGGTCTTTAGGATCAAGGTCGTCTTTGGTGGGCACAAGTTTGTCGGCGTTTTTAACGCCAAGCACCTCAATCATCTGGCGGTGCAGTGCGGGTAGGTCATATATCTGCGGTGCCGCTTGCGCCATCTGGAGGACAGCTTGGTATTGAACCACACGTTGGGCCATAGTGGAGCTGTTAGGGTCGCTGACGGGGATTACATCTACCGCAGCGTAGTCAGCTTGACGGGCGGTAACCTCCCCTCGTAGGGGCTCATATCCGTACTCAGCGGGGGCATACTCCTCCATGATAGCTTTAAGGAGCTTAAACTCCTGCTTCATAGCAAAATGTACACGTGCCTGAACCGCTGCCATTGGCTTGAGAGTACGTTCAAGAAGCGCCAGCGTAGTCCCAACCGGCGCGTTAGCGGACATATCAGAGATATTCATATCGCTGATAGCCCCTAGCCTACGTCCTTCAGTAGTTATGGTGTTTAGGAGCGTAAGGAGCGTCTGGGACGGCTCTTTATAGGGCAGCGGCATAATGTTATCGCGCACGCTACCAGACGGGACGTCCACATCTCGCCACTCTCCGGGCTCAATCGGCGTATCATCCCCCTTAATGCGTAGCCCCCGCGATTTAAGGCCCCCTGGGAGGTTAGACAGCGTACCTGCGTCGACCAATTGACGGATTATGGACGTACCAGCCTTCGCGTAGCCCCCGATAATATGGATCAAACCAAGTCCGTAAAACCCAAAACCCGGCACGTAAACATAATGTACGAAATGCTGCCTTTTTAGCATCAAGGGGTCTTCGGGGTCCCAGTTACGGCGGATGGCTAGAACGGTGTTAGTCCCGCGTTCAATAGTCACTACGTAAGGGCGGGCTATGTAGGGAATACTGTCCTCACCCCCGCCCTCGTCTTCGTCCTCGTCCTCGCCATCAATACCGTTAATAACCATATCGGCATGGACTTCGTAGATTGCGTAGCGTTCGTCGTCAGTGATTGAATATCCGCCTTCTTCGGCTTTTTTCTCTTCAATATCAGTGCGGTAAGCGCGCGGCTCCCCTAGCTCTACGTCCCTATAGAAGCCACTAGCCTGTAGTTTGCGGAGTTCGTTCTTAGTTTTACGCATGATGTGCGTAACACGTTCAGCGCTCTCGATATGAGACGCGCCGTACGGGACAATAACATCCTCTGCGGGCACGTAGACAGCCACTTGGCGCATAATATTAGGGTCGAAATACACTTTCTTAAAGGCAGACCCTGCTAGCCCTAGACTATAGAGCATACGTTCATGCTCGGGGCGATACTCAATCATACGCTCCGTAAGCTCATAGTTCATGTCCGCCTTGACGCGCTCAGCTGCCTCCAATTTATCTTTATCTTCTTTACCGAGGATTTTAACTCGAACAGGCCCTGCGGCGGGGAAAGTTTCGCTCATTGTCTCCGCTTGAAAACGGATTGCGGCCTCGGCGAGGATCGTAGAAAACACGCCGCAAGCGCCTTCCCACGGGTCTGTACGCTCCTCGTACTTGAAGCCTAGGACATCCAGTCCCTTAACGAAGCTGTCCGCCCAATCCTTACGGCTCTCAATATCTGTATCAACATGACCCACCAGCTCGCTTGATATACGAGTGAGTTCCATATCGTCTAGGGACTCAGCCAAGTTATCATCAAAAGCGGTAGGCCCTACGTCTTCGCCAGGAACGAGAGTGATCTCTACGCTGCCGTCATCCATAGTAACCATATCGGGATTGACAATATCAATCTCAAACCCTGCGCTCGTATCGTCCATCTCAGATTCTTCTTCAAGTCCGAGTGGTGCTGCGTACAGCCCTTTTTCAATAGCCATGGTCTATCCTCTAATAGTAGCCGCCCCGGCGTTGCTTGAAAAACCGAATAGGGTCAGGTTCATCTGAAGGTAACCTAATAAACCCGCCCTGTCTAAACCGCATAAGGGCCATAACGGTAGAATCTACCAAGTCATCATGGCTCATAAAGGGGAATCCAGCAATCTCTTCTACAACCTCTTCCGCCCAACGGGTTTGAGGGACCCATACCATACCGGAAGCTACTATGTCCGCCACGGAATTTAGGCGGGCTAGCTTGTCCCCCGAACCCCTGTGGGGGGTATACTCTTGGACAGGTAGTCCCATACGTCGCATTTCTTGGTATATGGCTGTACCGGCGCTCTTCTTCTCAACAATAAACGAGTCAGGCTCCCAATCAGCATATTCCTGCATAGACAGTTCTTTTAGTTCTGGGAACTCTAGTCGGTCTTTTATACTGTTGAGTAGAACGATGTGGTGTGCGTTTTCCTCTTCGTTAAAAAACACTCCCCATGTTGTAAGGGCCGTGTAGTCCGCTCGGTTGTGTTTTTCTGCTGCGGCGTCCAAAGACATTATAATGTATTCGCATTGGGGGGCGTCCTCGGACTCCCACGTGCGCCACCACTCGCGCTTGACAATAGACGCTTCTTCTGCGGTAGGATGCTGTTGATACTGGGCATTCCATTGGAAAACCGGCATCGACGCTTTGGTGCGCAGCAGCGCATCCATATCAAAGAACTCAGGCCATAGCGGCTTCTGTGTGGTGCCACCGTCGCTATCGTCAATATCCAATACGGCGGGGAACTCTACGACCTCGTACTGGTCGGATAGGGTGTTCTGCGCCATGTCTCGCGTGACGCGCCCGGTGAGGTCGTCCATATGCCATCGGGTTTGGATAATCGCCACCCTACCCCCCGGCATAAGTCGGGTTCGTGCCCCGAAGGTAAACCACTCATAGGCTTTCTCAAACACTCCAAAATTTCCGTTAATGACATCTTGTTCGGAATGGGGATCGTCAACGAGCAAGAGGTCAGCGCCACGGCCAGCAAGGGCAGAGCCAATACCACACGCATAATACTCACCCCCGGAGTTGGTGTTCCACCTACCAGCGGATTTAGAATCAGATGCAAGGCGTACAGTAGGGAATATGTCCCGGTACGCGTCTGAGTTGATGAGGTTTCGTACCTTCCTACCAAAGTCCACAGCTAAATCGGTGGTGTGCGACACCATCATAACTTTCTTATCGGGGTTGCGCCCAAGAAACCACGCGGGGAAATAGATAGACACGAGCTGAGATTTACCGTGTCTGGGCGGGATATTAACGCAAATACGGTCTTTATCGCCCCCCTCGATATCCATTAACATGTTACCGAGTATACGATGGTGCTTGCCGACGATGTAATCTGGCTGCATATGCTGACAGAAGGCGATAAGATCGTTGTACGCGGTCTCGTTACGTTTACGGTTGGCTAGTTCATCCACTAAATTGTCTAGTTCAGCCACTTCTTCGGGAGAAAAAGCGTCTAAATTAGCCAGCATGTGCTCTATTTCGGGTTCTGTGAACTCCAGAGCTTGATTCATACCGCGTCTTCTGTAGCGGGGCCTAGCTCGGCGCTTACATCAATCGCTTCACCGTCAATCAGGATGGGTTCGGCGTCGTCTTCCGCAGGATTTACGAGTTTAGCTAGCTTAGAACGCAGTTTATCCCGTAAATCATCCGTAGACTGGTGTGTCACAGTCACTTCTGACTTCTCTGAGAATAACCCAACGTCCGAAATCTTACCTAACAGCTCTAACGCGCGGACCCGGACACGAGGATCGGGGTTATCCGTCTCTAGAATGAGCTTATTCGTGACCATATGCCGAATTTGTGCCGCATTTTCGGCAACAAGGTGCCCAAACTCCTTCAAAATACTGTTCGTAGCGATTATTGACGCCGGTGTTAGGGTCGCCGCACGTTTTAGAGTAATTTTCTTGGTGGTACCAAGGGGATCAGCAGCATATTCGCTAGTAACTATAGCTGCTATGTCTTTATCTTCGGCGGAAGGTTCAACATCCAGGCCGTGCTCAGCCAACTCCGCAGCCGTGTTGGCTGCGGCGTCAATGTATTCGCTGAGATCATCGTAGTCAGCGCTCTCTGGCACTGCCACCCCAACCTCTGGCTCTACGGCAATAGTCATACGTTTTGCAGGCCCATCAGTAGCAGTTGTATGCGCTACATATATTAACCGTGCCCCCCTATAACACTGAAGATACACGAGGGCAAGTAGGGGCGTAAGAAATAAAAAGCGTGACCCTTCCGCAGTACCAAGTTAAAGTTTGTGTAAAGGGAGAGCAAACAATGCAACATGTGACGTTAGAGAGCTATACGCGACGGCAGGGTGCCCGAGCAGGTGATACCTTGGTGGACGACATCGCGTATTTCGCGCGGGTGAGTAACCCGACAAGCCAGATATCGGGCCTAAACAACCAGGGCCTCATCAACTACCTCATCCGGCACAAACACTGGTCGCCGTTTGAGATGGCGCACCTGACACTAAAACTAGATACCACGCGTGATATCTCACGCCAAGTGTGCAGGCACAGAAGTTTCGCGTTTCAAGAATTTTCACAGCGCTACAGCGCCACCGAAACCAACGGAGACCGGCGCGAGGCACGGCTTCAGGACCACGTTAACCGCCAGAACAGCCTTGAGACAGACGACGATGGTCTGATCGGTTGGTGGAACGATGTTCAGGATAGCCTGATGGC